CCTTCGCTCAATAAAGGCATCCTTAGGGAGACCTTTAGTTTGAAGAAATGCTGACTCCTTATAGGCTTGTTATTAGAAAATCCTGACATCAATGTCTTTAAATTTATTGGATTTTTAACCTATAATCTCTGTAAAAACAAAGTGGTCTTTACTCTTAAAGTGTTTTCCTTAGGACAATTGTCCTCCAGATTCGACGATTAACCTCTCATATTCTCTAATATGAGATGGAGTCCAAAAACCTATTAAATCATCCCCACAAATTCTTGTTACTTTTTTCGAAGTGTACGGTAACTTACCTAAATTAGTAAGAGACTGTTCTACCCAGAATAAGTGAAGGATATTAAGTGTGACCCAGGTTAGAGGGAGTCCCATAAGGATTCCATTTGTCGAAAGAATCGGAGCGATATCTCCATCTTCTTTAGGGTAAATAAGTATCTAAGGGCCTAACGCATAGGCCATGACGTCAATGTCTTGTTATGATAAGACTCCAGATTCAATAAGACCAGTATAAAGTGCAAAAGCAAGCTCCTATGGAATACGATCTGATGCGGCCGTAAGGTCGCTCGAAACGAATAATTTATTCTATCCGTATATTTCCATACTTCTAATTGCACCCTCTCTGTCACCTTTAAGAACATCCTTTATGCGAGGATCAAGCTTTAGGACATTAAAAATTCCTTTTCTAAGCTCCTCTGAGCGCATTATTAAACCAGGATGCGATTTAGTGACGATTCTGTTCTTGAATCCTTTTTGACTTACATTTAAGACGAGGTTAATTGGTAACGCTTATGCGCCTCCTGAGCTTCTTAGTTTTCTAAGTTTCGATACTTTATTAAGTATTTCAATTGACTCAGGGGTTGATCCTTACATTTTTACACAATTATCTTCTCCATTGATAAAATTTAAGAAGTCCTAGTATGCGCAATCGATAATTAGCCGCTTTTCGAACTTTGTAGATGATCTTAAAGGATCAATCTCTTCCATTCTAGCAGAAGCCTAAACCCTATCGTTGAATTCAGCACTAGCGCTCCATATGTTCTAAGACAACTTACTCTAATATTATGACATTCCACCAATTTCGCAATCTCTCTGAAAGAGAAGATTCGAAGACTATGAAGTAGAAACGACCAAAG